GAAAAAGTATTACCAGAAGCTGTTGCAACAAGACCCGATGGTATTAAAGCAGTTAAATATGATAGACTAACTTGTCTATTAATTGAAGCAGTAAAGAAATTAAACGATAAAGTAGAAAATTTAACTAAATAGTTATTATAAATATATAAATAGTAATAACATGAGAAAATTAAATAAGGAGAATAGATAATGGCTGTCCCTAGCAACCCTAAATTATCAGATATTCAAACAGAGTTTGGTGGAACTGATCCAATAGAACTTTCAGAATACTACTCTGGTGGATCTTTTGTGCCAGCAGGCTCACCTGCTCCAAATGGCCCTATACCAAGTTCTGGCCAGATAAGAATGGGTCAATTTAGAGGAGCTGTTAATGCTGCATATGTAGCCGCTACAGGTGGTACAGTAGCAACATCAGGTGATTACAAAATTCACACTTTTACTGGACCAGGAACATTTACTGTATCAGATGCCGGGAATGCAGGTGGATCTGATAGTGTTTCTTATTTAGTTGTAGCTGGAGCAGGCGGTGGCGGAACATATGGTTTAAATGGAGCTGGAGGAGGAGGTGGAGCCGGAGGGTTTCGTGAAGGTTCTGATGGATCTTATTCTGATAGTCCTCTTGCAACAACTACATTACCAGTTTCTGTTCAAGGTTATCCTATTACTGTTGGTGGAGGTGGAGCTGGTGGAACAAGACCAAATGCAGGCCCACCAAATGGTGGTAATTCTATATTTTCTACTATAACTTCAACAGGTGGAGGCCGTGGCGGAGGACACCCTTTAAGTGGAGGACAATCTGGAACACCTGGTGGTTCTGGTGGAGGAGGTTCTGGTCCTAGTGGATCTCCAGGTTCTGGTAATTCACCACCTGTAAGTCCACCTCAAGGTAATAACGGCAGCAGTGGCGCAGGTGCTAACGCAGGCGGCGGCGGCGGCGGTGCTACTGCTAGCGGAAGTGCTCCTACAGGAGGCGCTGGCGGAACAACAAGCATTACTGCTTCTTCTTTTACTAAATCAACTGGAGGAAATGGAAGAGCATCCGGAGTAGGACCTGTTCCGTCTGAGGCAGCTAATACTGGAAATGGTGGAAATGGAGCTAGAGGAGATGGCGCATTAGCAGGTTCTGGAGGAAGTGGAATAGTTATAATAAGGTACAAATTTCAATAAAAAATATATGGCACATTTTTCAAAAATATCTGAAGAAAATGAAGTTCTAAATGTTTTAGCAGTTGATGATAAAGACACTAAAAATGATAGTAATCAAGAAATTGAATCAGTAGGACAGCAGTATTTAGAAACACATAATAATTGGCCTGCTCATTTATGGATAAAAACTTCATACAATACCTTACAAAATACTCATAGATTAGGTGGAACGCCTTTTAGAGGAAACTACGCTGGTATTGGGCATATATGGGATCCACAAAATAATATATTTTTACCACCTAAACCTTTTTCATCATGGACTAAAAATATAGAAGAAGCAAGATGGCAATCACCAATTGGTGATGCTCCTGAATTAACAGAAGAACAACAAAATCAATATAATTCAGGAACTCATGATTGGATTTATTTATGGGATGAAGATAATCAAACTTGGAATTTAACTAATTTATTTGATTAAATTGTGAATAAGAATATTTTAACAGAACAAGCTGTTTATACAGGGTTTATAAATACTCCTAAAAATTATGAAATTGATAGTAAAGAATTAATTAAAGATATATATGAAAGTAAATTTATTAATAATGAATTTAAATTTTCTAAAAATTGGGATTTACTTAATACTTATATAAGAGAATTTTTACAACTTAAATTTCATTTAAATCTTAAAAATAAAAAAACATGGGGAAATATTTTTAGACCTAAAGAAAATTGTTTTCATTTATTAGAAGTTGATCTAAATGATCTTAAAAATTCTCCTGATTATATTTGTTTATATGGAGTAAATGTATCAAATTGTTTGATTAATATTCATTATAATGATAATAGAAAGAAAGGAAAAGAATATAAAGTTGAATTGAAAAATAATATGTTTATTATTTTTTCTTCATTAAATCATTTTGATATAATAAATAATCAAAATGATTTAAATTATATTTTAAGTACAACTTATGAATCTAGCTAATTATTTTTGGTGTTTTGAAGAAGCTATACCTCCAAAAATTTGTGATGATATTATTAAATATGGACTTTCATTAAATAATCAAGTTGCAAAAACTGGTGGTTTGGATAAAGATAAATTATTTAAAAGAGAAGAAAAAAATTTAAAAAAAATAAGAAATTCAAATGTAACTTGGTTAAATGATTTATGGATATATAAAGAGGTACATCCATTTATACACGAAGCTAATAAACTTGCAAATTGGAATTTTAATTGGGATTGGTCAGAACCTTGTCAATTTACTAAATATAAACTAAATCAACATTATGATTGGCATTGTGATAGTTGGGATAAACCTTATAATAAGCCTGGAAGTTTAATGCATGGTAAAATAAGAAAACTTTCCATAACTTGTCAATTAACAGATTGTTCTGAATATGAAGGAGGAGAATTAGAATTTGATTTTAGAAATCAAGAACCTATAAAAAGAAAAAATAATAATTTTTTTACTGTTGAACCACAAAAAAAAGGATCTATAATTGTATTTCCTTCTTTTGTATGGCACAGAGTTAAACCAGTGAAAAGAGGAGTAAGATATTCATTAGTTTTATGGAACCTCGGATATCCTTTTAAATAAATGAAAGAATTTAAAATAGATAAACAACATTGTATAGGGGGCTGGTTTATACCTGAAAAAGTTTGTGATGGGCTAATTTCAATTTATAATGATTATAAAGAACAAGTTTCTCCTGGTTTAATTATTGGAAAAAATGGAAAAGTAGTAGATACTAAAATTAAAGAATCACAAGACATCCGTATAAATAATTTAAAATGTGATGGAGATACAAGATTATTAAATTACAATAATTGTCTACAACAAATAATTAATCTTTACTCAAAAAAATATCCAGAAATAAATAAATATGATCGTTTTACTGTTAAAGAATATAATATACAAAAATATCCTAAAAAAGGCGGTTTTAAAAAATGGCACACTGAAAGAGCTTGTTATTCAAAAAGAATTTTTGTTTTTATGACGTATTTAAATACCTTAAAAAAAGGAGGTACAATGTTTAAATATCAAAAAATTACAACACCTGCTACAAAAGGTTTAACCTTAATTTGGCCGACTGATCATACACATACTCATAAAGGTCAAATTTCTAACGAAGAAAAAATAATTTCAACAGGGTGGTTTGAATTTATATGAGTTTTAAAAAAAACAAATATACAATAGTTCGTAAAACTATAACAAAAGATTTAGCTATATTTTTGTCTAATTACTTTTCTATAAAAAAACAAGTCTATAACACTTGTAGAAATTTTAAATATATTTCTCAGTTTGAAACTATGTTAGGATTTTACGAAGGTCCACATGGACAGGTACCAAATACCTATTGCAGTTATGCGGATATAGCTATGGAAACGTTAATGTTAAAATGTCAACCTATAATGGAAAAAAAAACAGAATTAAAATTATATCCTGCATATACTTATGCGAGAATTTATAAAACAGGAGATGAACTTAAAAGACACAAAGATAGATTTAGTTGCGAGATATCAACGACAATGAATCTAGGTGGCGATAATTGGCCAATCTATTTAAAGCCATCTGGTAAAGAAGGTATGAAAGGAATTAAAGTAGATTTAAAACCAGGGGACATGTTAGTCTATTCTGGTTGTGAATTAGAACATTGGAGAGAACCTTTTAAAGGTCAAGAATGTGTACAAGTATTTTTACACTACAATAATGTTAAGACAAAAAATAGTAAAGAAAATATGTTTGATAAAAAACCTCACATAGGTTTACCTGAATATTTTAAAAAAAATGATATATAAATTTAATATTCCAGACGAAATTTATAAGAAATTATTAAAATTTTCTAAAGATAAAAAAATACCTCATAATAATGATTTGGCTGGAAACATAAAAGAGGAATATTCTCTTAATAAATATTTAAAATATTTTGAAAGTTTTATAATTACAGAATTTTGTAAATTAGATCCATTGGTCAAAAATTTAAAAGGAACAAGTCTTTTTCATCCAAATGCTTTAAGACTTTCATTAAGTTCTTTATGGGTAAATCATCAAAAAAAATATGAGTTTAATCCTTTACATAATCATGGTGGAATTTTTAGTTTTATTTTTTTTATAAAAATACCTTTTTCAATTGAAGAAGAAAATTTACTATCACCTGGTATAAAGTCAAATGATAATAAATCAGGTCGTTTATGTTTCTATATTTTAGATTCAAATACAAAAGGAGGTATAAAAGCAATTTCATATGATGTAGATAAAACATGGGAAAAGACAGGTCTTATATTTAAATCAGATATAAATCATTGTGTATATCCCTTTTTTAGTAATGGAACTAGAATAACTATTTCAGGAAATTTAGCCTTTTACAATGATTGAAAGATTGTTTGCAATACCTGTTTACAGGAATAATTTAAAATTAGTTAATGAATTTAAATTTGTTAAAAAACAAAAATTCAAAACTTTAAATAAACAAAGTGGAGGCGGTTATCAATCAGAAGATACTTATATTTTAAATAAAAAATTTTTAAGTAAATTAAAAAAAGCAATAGAAAAAGAATCTTTAAATTATATACATGATTATTTAAAAATAAATAAAAAACATAAATTTAAAATGTTAAATAGTTGGTGTATAAAACATGTAAAAAACGATTTTTCACAGCAACATTATCATCACAATAGTTTTGTAAGTGGTATAGTATATTTAAATTGTTCTCCTAATACTGGAAATTTAAATTTTCATAAACCTTTTGGATGGAA